TAAGTAGATCTTCTAAAAAGTTTACATCTAGGTAGTTAATATCTAGCTCAGTGAATTCTAAATCTTTTTCGTTATCTAAGAAATTTTCTGACAAGTAGTCAATTTCTAGTTCGTTAAAATCTAAATAGTCTGCTGTAGCTTGTTGTTGAGTATCTTCTTGTAAGTCTTCTCTAGGTTCTGGAGGATTTACAATAAGCATGTTGTCGATTAGATCTAAGGTAATGTCTAATATAACAGGGCTTGTAGGGGCTTGTTCAAATGCACTGGCTACAGTAGATTCATAAGGTTGGTTAAGTATTACCATACCCATACCCGTTTCAACTGTTATCTCACCACTAGACGTACCATCAGGGTTAGGTAGTAGAATAACTAATGATCTTCCTAGTTCATCTACAGTTATAGTAAAGTCCGTCCCTCTTATTCCGACAACAGCAGAGTTTGTCCGTATTTTGATATTCTTTTTCGATACTCTATTGAGCTTGCCTGTAACAAATCGTGCTGTGCCTTTAGCAAAGGTCAAAGCCATTTTAGATTTATCTGGGTCAGGATCAAAGATAAACTCATCAATCAACACTTGTGAGTTTTCTGTCAGTCTTATTTGAGTATCATCAATAAACGTAATACCCATACGGCCGTTTGCAGTTTCTACTTTGTCATAACTCAGTATGCCAAAGTCTATCTCTGCCCCATAAGGTTTATCTCTTAGAACTTGTGCGCTACCCCTTAGTTCAGATATAGAGCCTATATCAACAGACGAATGAAGTTGTTGCGTCTGACTGAGTAACACATACGACCCCATTAGAGCCAACAGATGTAATCTTAAGCCAATCATTATCAGATGTAGATTCCTGATCTATGTTAAATGTTCTTGATCCACCGGTATGATCTAGGTAGAAGTAACCACCCGCATAACCATCACTATCGTAAGTTACTGTGTTGTCTGAACCATCTATATCCATATAGTTAGTAGCACCGTCTACATCTATAGCTGCTGTAATACTGTTGCTTCCACCCTGTATTATCCAATCTAAATCTAAGTTCGCTGCAAGTGCGGTCATAGCGTGATTAAGGGTCATGGTGTTTGTATTGCCTGTGACTTGTACGTTTACGTTAGAGCCATCAGCTCCAGTAGCGTTTGTTTCGTCTGTAGACATATTAAAAGTATTGCTATCGCCTATGAAGGAAAAGTAGCCTGTGTAGTTATCTGCCCATATATCACCAAGAAATTTATTTGATGCACCTTTCTGCAGGATATCTAACGTCATGGACGCACCATCGATATCTAGTGCAGTCATAGAACCCGCCGCAGCATCAGCACCACCGATGATGTTTCCTCCACCACCCACTTGTTCTACATCTAAGTTAGATGTAGCACCCGATTGGTCTATAAATATCTCGTTGTCAGCCCCGTATAGCGGCGATACAGTCGTCATCGCAACTAGGCTTATTAATGTCAGTTTCTTCATCTTTTTGTTTCCAATAGCCTTCTTCATAACCCTCCTCTATTGTATGTAAAACAGCTGTCTCTACTGCCATCTGTAAAGCAATGTTTATAGACTCATTTTCTACTATACCGCTCTCAATTTCAACTAATTCAGTACCGTTTGCATAGAACCTAAATACGTCAGAAGATATAGATGCGCTAAGAATTGTTTTAGTAACCAAAACTTCAAGCAATATTTTACCTGTACTAACAGAAACTGTACGTAGAGAGATGGTCACAGAGTCTTGCCTGTATTGTTTAGAGCCGCCTATGCCCAGGTATCTAGCACCTGCTCCACCCGAACGAACGTTAGTTTCGTAGCCTACTACCCCACCCTCCATTAGCAGACCTGCAAATAATAACGGTTTAACTTTTTGTTTTTCATCAAAACTTTCTCTAGTAGTGCGAATTATTTGCCGTTCTTTAGTTAAGTTATCTAAACCTTTACGCTCTACTACTTCAAAGACATTTGAATGCTGCAATGCCCTAATCAAGTAAGCGTCTGGAGCTTGTGTGATAGCTGTACTGAAACTAGCATACTGACTATTAGATCTACGTTGACCTGTCTGATCTGTAAAAGAAGAAGGGTATACCGCCACTATAGGTTTTCGTATAGGCACAGAAACTTCTGTCAAATCAGTAAGTAAAGAACCAACTTCTGCTGATTCAATACTTCTTATAGGGGGTATTCCATTATTTAATGGATCTACAATTAACGAGCAATTAGAAAGTAAAGGAACCAAGAGGTACAGTAATTTCTGTTGTGTTACCTTCTTCATCTGTAATTACCAATGTTACTTTATCGTCTTCTACTCTATATTCTATAGTATTACCTTCTAATTCTAGAGTACCAAAATCAGATGCAGTTTCACCGAATAGGCTATCAACCAATTGTCTGCTTAGCTGTGCATATATTCTACTCTCTAGGTTACGTATAAACCTAGCTAACGTTGTGTTATCTGCTTCTCTTTCTAGGTCTTCTACATAGGCTTGAATTTCTTCACGTATAGCTTCTTTTCTGTTGAACTCTTGGTTCTCTATAGTTAGGTAATGGCTTGAAGTGTTCTGCCCTGAAAAACTAGGGTTTTTAAACTTATGAGTCATTTCATCTGCTTGTATTTGTTGTATAACTACTACAAGCAATATTATAGACAGTCCTATTATTGCAAAAAGATTATCATGTTTGTTCATTAATCTTTTCTTTGGTCATCTCTGTCTGCCTTTGCAATCTTGTTACTGTCAATCAACTGCGGTACTCCTAAGATTGTCTTGATAAGCGTGTCTTGTCTAATTATCTCATTATCAAGAGATCTTACTCTATCTATAAGAGCAACCAGGATCCCATGTTGTGAGTCTAGTTTTGTACCGAGCCTTAGTTCCATTTGTTCTATTTGATCTGCCACTTTATCGTCTAAAACATCTAGTTTTGTCTCCATGCCATCAATTATACGGTTGATAAGTTTCCATATAAAGAAACCTAGACCGCCCGCAGCTGCTATGGGAAAGCCAACTTCGTTTATAAATGTTACTGCTTCTTGCACTACGCTACAGGTTTAAACAGCCCCAGCTCTATTAGTCTTGTCCTGTTCGCTGCGTGCACTGCTTCGATTGCTTCTTTACTTTGTCCAAAATATGCAGCAGCGTGGTAGTTGTCTATCATAGCTTGGTTAATATTTACCCCATCAACTACTACGTCGCCAAGAACCCTACCAAATTTACCCCTAGAGTCTTTTAGTTTTGTTTGTATAACAACTTTTGCGCCATTATCTATTGCTTCTTTTAAGAAAGCCGAAGCCATTTTTCCTCTAGCCTTCTCATCCAGGTTGCGAGTACGTGACTCGGGAGTATCAATACCATATAAACGAACGCGAGACTTATAAAGAATGTCAAAGCCAAGATCCAACACAACATCGATAGTGTCGCCATCAACGACTCTCTCAACTGTGCAACTATATTCATACATTAGATGTACCTAGAAGCAAGCAGGGTAGTAATAATTAGTGGGTATATACCCCACATAATAGTTTCTAAACGTTTAAATTTAGCGGACCCTTCGTCTAGCCTGTCTTCAATGTACTTGAAACGTATAGAGTTTTCACGCTGATACGCTTCTACTATAGTCACAGTTTCGGTTGATTTTTTAGATTTCACTTTTTTTTCTTCTTGCGTTTAAGGCCCTTAAAGTCTGCGCCTGTAATTTTATTACGAGGCTTACTAACTCTAGCTAACTTTTTTTGTTTTGGAGACAGTTTTTTAACCATTAGTACTTACCTTTTTTCATCCTCATGGGTTTAGCTTTTTTAGTCATAGTCTTTTTTTTCTTTTTAGTAGGTTTTTTACCGTATGAATATGCCATATTAGTACTCCGTCATTGTGTTTTTAAATTTACGATGTGATTTTGTATCTACAAACGTAGCACCTTGCGTTACACCAGGAACGGAACCGTCGTGGTTTTGTACAGTAGAGTACTTGTTAGTACAAATGTCTTTGTACTTAGTTTTCTCTTTATGGTTTATAGGTCTATTAATCACGTTTTTATTTTACAATAATATTTACTCTTTTGGATATTTATCTTTTATAGCTGTTATAGCGTCTTTCCAAGTAGTTGTGCTGTTAACTTGGTCTTTGTAGATCATATCTAATTGATCCTTTACATGTGGGTATTCAGCTTGTCTTTTTTGTTTATATGTTTGATCTATATCAACTGCGCGTCTGTATAACTGCCCGTCTTCTTCTACAATAACAATATTTTTACCAACTACGTCAACTCCAACTTCGTCAGTTAAGGGCCTCCAGTCATCTCCTTCTCCTTTACTAGAATGTACAGTATTGTTATAAACAGCATTATCTATCCATTTTACCCAAGGCATTATCTAACTCCCATAAGAAATCCAGTAGCGTCCAGTACGTTTTGAGTACCACTGGCATTACTACTACCTATAACATTAGCATCTCCAGAAATTCTAACCCTAGCTTTTACGCCATGCGTTACCTGTTGCTCTGTACCTCCTGCAAATACACCTGAAATAGCAAAGTCATTTTGGGCGTCGTCGACAGCTACCCATAAAATTTTTGAAACTTCTGTAAAAGCTCCTACTCCTCCAGCGCTAACTGATGATTTAAAACTAAAAGTAGTGGAGCTCCCCCAAGCAGAAACGTTAGAACCAGAATATGAAATAATCCTACTACTAAAAACTACTGCGTTTCCATTAATGGTACGATCCGTACTACCATCAGTTATTATATCTCCAACAGCAACATTCGCTAATGAAGTAATACTGCTGCTAAAAGTAACAGTATTATTAGAACCTGTAGATGTTACTCCAGACAAGTAAGTACTTACTATCGAACTGCCGTCATAACCATTACCGAAAGCTGAAAGAACGCTAGATGTAGATGCAGTTTCATTAGATGTACCACCTTGTGAGTTCACATTCCAAGGAGCCATTTCTAGACTAATATGATACCAAGAGTTTTTTTCAACAGTGACTTGGTTTAAATTAAAATTTGCATAAGGAACCCAACCTTGCGGGTGTGTTGGTTTTGCTAACTCTAAAGTAAGTACAGTAGAGTAAGTATTACTATTATTAGTAAATGATACACTGCTGCCTATAGACGCTGCTTCTGCTTTTGCTACATCGCCGCTTAATGTATTTGCAAATAAACTCGCAACCTTAGCAGTATCAATTGAGGCGTTAGCAATTTTAGCGTTCGTTACAGCGGCGTTAAGTATTTTTGCATTCGTTATACTCGCGTCTTGTATTTTTGCTTCAGTAACAGATAAGTTACCAAGCTTTGCATTTGTTACAGCTAAGTTAGCAATACGAGCAGTATCAACGGCCAACGATCCAATTTTAGCACTTGTTATTGCTGCATCTTGAATCATTGCGTCTTTTATAAAAACAGTATTACTCGATACAATAAAAGGAGCAGTGCTAGCGTTATTGCCATTCCAAATAGCAAACTTATCTGCTTGGAATTGCACATAAGACTGAGCCCCTGACCCGTCACTTGCATTAGAACCAATAACCATACCTGCCGCAGACTTACTACCATCAGACTCTGTAGACACTTGTAGCACAAACATTGCATTAAGATCTCCAGTATGGGTTGCAGTAGTAGTAGTTAGTGTATTTACAGAAGCAGTGTTCGTTCCTACTGTACTAGTTAAATTTGTTAACGACGTTGCTGTAGCACTTTGCGCATTTGTAACGGTGACAATATCAGACTGAGCCGTAGCCATAGCAGCAGTCAAAGTGCTGCCAGTAAAACTAGTGCTACCGAAAGCAGTAACTAAAGCAGAGTCACGCCCTGCAACCCAAGCATTATTAGCTGTATTTCTTGTGTATATCTGCCCGTCATCTGTATCAAACCATATATCATTCGGTTGTAGAGCATCCCCACCAGATCTAGTACTAGGTTGGCTTGAAGATTTTATGATTGTTGCAGCTGTAGTGCCGGTAGCTAGTAAGTTGTATCCAGGCAAATCTGCTAGAGTTTGACTCAAGCTAGTCATTACAGCGGCTATATCTATTGCAGTAACAGCAACTTCAGGCCCAGAAAACGGACCACGTATGTCAGAAGTGCTTACAAACCTAACCCAGTAATAAAAAGTTTGATTGTAATCAACAGAGTCTGACCAAACACTAGCGGTAGTAGTATCTGCTAATACTGCATTGCTAATATTACTAGAAGTTCCTCTATATACTTCAGCAAAAGCAAAATTACCAAACTGTGGGTCATCCCACGATACTACACTAGTAGTAAAAGCCGCACTTGCATCAAGTCCTGTAGGAGCTGGGGGTATCGTAACGTCGTTAAGAGCAGAAGGAGGTTCGAAGTCTACTATCCCTGTACCTGCGTTTGGGTTAAAAGGGTTGTCTAAAAGTTCTTGAGCTAAACCCGAATCTATAAGCTCCCGTAAAGTTATCGCCCTGTCTCGTGGGTCACCCCGTCGGCCTAATCTTATTTCTAAAGCTTCTATTAATGAGTCTAAAGTTTTTTTTAGCTGTGGGTCGACCTTGCTTGGTATAGATACTAAAGATGGTACTTTTGTTCCAGTAGTACTCATTAAACCGCCCTCAATTCTTCTATGGACTCCCCTATGCAGATTTCATTAATAGTGTGAGCTCCCTCTACCTGTATCTCATAAGTCTTGTAAATACCCGACGGCAATCTAAGAATAGGTTCGGGTATAGTAGTTGCACTAAAACTAGGGGTTTGTCCCGTTACACTAAAGGAACTACCAGAAGCTGTAATGATTGCTTGATAATACAAACTACCATCTCCTAGTACTTTTACTGTAATACCACTTCCGCTATATGCTTCTGCATCTACTTTAACAAACGCCATTTTAGTCGGCTTACTAGGTACGAATTTTTTTGTTTTAAATGTAAGCGACTCGTTTGTTGCACTTCCTTGAAACTCTTTTACATTACTGCCTTCTATTACATACAATTCATTAGTATCTGGGTCTGTGTGCCCGCCTTTTGTACTAGTACTGGAAGTCTGCGTTAGAGTTGTAAGCGCATTTTTACCGCCCCTAGGGTCGAAAATAAAACCGCCATAGTTAGAACCACTAGCATAGTAGCCTATATATTTACCTTGCCATAGAAAACCTTGAATTGTAGAAGGGTAAAAATCCGCTTGCCATTGTTTTGGGGTTATAAGACCCTCTGTTACTACTTGTACATCGGTACCAGCTGCAGCTACTAATCCGTCTGGAGATGCATAGATTACATATGGCCCCATATCTACCATAGATCTTTTGTTTAAACATGCTTGAGCAGCTTCTATACGAATGGCTGTCATAGATTGTGGATCAACTCCTGTTATAAAGTATGGATTACCTTCTGTGCCTACAAACAACCCATTTCCAGTAGTGCCTATGCCAACGATATCATCTTCTAAAGTAGTCCTATACGCTACTGGCCAAGCATGGGGTAAAAAAGGTTCAGAAAAACAAATTCGCTTACCTGTAAATCCAGCAAAAATGCCGTTAGATAATGCGGTCAAACCTTTCATTTGCCCATTAGGATATAAAGCAGTTTGTTCGTCAGGTGGACCGATCCAAAAAGTAGAAGGTATGAGTTCTCCTAAGTTTGCGTTAGTTACATTATCTGTAAAACTAGTAGCAGATAGAGCAACCTCTCCAACAAACTGAAAAGCTGTAGTATTCGAGCCTGTGTTAGATCTATAAATTCGTTTCTTGCTTAAGTTAGTATTTGTTCTGCCAACGCCTGAACCTGCTGTAGTTTCTAAATTACCTACTGTAACAGTTTGGGCATCTACTTTAGTTGCTACGGAAGATACAGGTGAGGGAGGGCCCTCTTCTCCATATCCTGAAACAAACGTATACACGTACGCTGTGCTGTACTGTGTGGTTGTTCCGTCGTCTGTGCCACTAACACTTGCCGTAGGAGCTGCAGTAGGAGCAGGTATACCCAGTCTGTAGAAGTTTCTAGGATATCTTCCAGAACCACTAGCTGCAATAATATCTCCTGCAGCCATTCTAGGAAAAGTTTCACCTGACCAATATAATCTAGCCAATGCATCATCAGCAATGGGCCCCGGTTGAACGTCCACGTCGTCTGTCCACTCCAGCCAAAAATTACTGCCTGCATATTCGTAGTAATAAATACTAGTTCTACCAGCACTCGTTAGTGCCTGTGTCTGTGAGTTTTCGGTTATAGGAGTAAGAACTCCTCTATCTAAATCTAAATCGTTTGCAGTTTGTCCTACTGTGTCATTTAGAAGCCTAGGAGATATTTGCGGTGCTATCCCTGAGAAATTAATAAGTTTGTAGTACGCCACATTACCCCTCCAGAAGTAAATCTCGTAAGCGGGTACTCCTTAGCCCAACTTGTTTTGCCCATTTAGAATCTAGCATCTCCACGCCAGCAGTTTCCCACTCTTCTGCTTCCACAGCAGACAAAAATTTTTTAAAACCCATTAATCTAGATAACCCTAAGTTAAAACACATGTTTATAAGAACGCGTTGTCTTGCGTCAGATAGACTTGGAAACCAAGAAAAAGCTGTCTCTAGTTCTCTTACACAGAGATCTATGTCGTTACTTAATAAGTAATCAGATTCGTCTTCTGTAATACCACGGTCGTCTATATTTCTACCGACACCGATTGTATTTTTCCCAGCACTACATTTATAAAGAGTGAGAACTACACCTTCATCAACTTTTAACTCTTCTATAAGCTGTTCTCTATTCATCTTTACCAGGTGTATTAGAAGCCCCAAAGTAAAAAGATATAATAGCACTCGCTAAGCCACCTAGGTATCCGAGAACCAGGTTGATTAATGCCTCTGAGTTTTGTTCGGGGGGCTGAATGGTGACTAAAAATATGTAGCCCATAAATCCACCTACTACAAGAACTCCTATAATACGAGCAGTCCAATCTTTACTAAATTTACCTCTAGCATCTTGTATGTCTGCAGTTTCAAGCTTAAAAACATCTACCTCTAGCTCTTTCATTTTAACTTCAAAGTCAGCTTCAGCTTTCTTTAGTTCAAGCATTTGTTCTGGTGTAGCATTATTTATGGCTTTTTGTATTTCTTTAGGTTCGTTCTTACAACCCAATACATCTGCGATCATATTTGCAGCCATACCACCCATAGGCCCGCCTAATGCTGTACCTAGTGTTGGTGCTACCGATCCTATTAAATTTTTAATTAATGCTTTCATAACTATTTTGCTTCATCAATTATAGCGTGAGCTTCTTCAAGTTGTTCATCTGCAACAGTTGCAACTGGCAATTCTTCTATCCCAGCTTCTTCTATAAGTTGATCAAGCGCGCTGGTAGTGCTATCTTGAGCTCTTTGTTGAACTTTAACTAAACGGCCTAGTCTATTTAACTCAGTTTGTATTTCTAAAAGCATATTGAACTCTTGCTTCATTGGTTCGGTTAGATCCTCTATAAGATATTCTTTACCGTTGTAGTTAATACGTTCTATTTTTTGGTCTGTCATAAATACTCCTTATTTAAATAAAAATATAATCATAGCATACTGGCTTCATTTGCACTCTTTTTTGCAGCCTTAACTGCATCAGTCCAAACTGCATTCGCTATAGCCTGTACTTCTGTAGACTCACCAGATATATCTGTGTCTGTATGTGTAAATGAATCATCATCATTTTTGACTGTGTTTACACATGAAAGTGCGTGTCTATGAAAAGACCTTGTAAGCTCTACTCCATCTTCTTTAATTACTGTAGCAGTACGAACTTGTATGTCCTTGTATTCTCCTACTATTTCTATTTTATCTTCTTCTGTTGTTTTTGTTATTGCCATTTTTTTCTCCGTGCCTAGAGTCTACTAGACATAATTGTTATTTCCATTATGTTATGTAACTTCCTGTAAACTTAATATAATAAGTTCCACCATCTACTAATTCTTGTGCTTGAAGATTATACCAAGTTGAGTCGTCTCTACTTCCTAGTAAATTTAAACTAGTTGCATTAGATACTCCTTCTACACCTATTTGGATTATGCTACTAGGTGAATTATAATTATATAGATCAACATGACCTGTAATTCTTGCCCCACTATCGTTTTTTGTTGTATAAGGTAATCCTGTAATTGTTATTGGTCCTGTTCCATTATCATTTACTACAAATCCTAATGTCATAATAACGTGTACTAATCTTCCTACTTTTGTGTAATGTCCTTGTTGTGCAGCATATGAACTTAGTGTTAAATTTGAAGCGCCTGACATAACCGCAGGTGTCCAAGTACCTTCTTCATAATCGTCTAGTTTGTTAGCTGCTGCTGTACCGCCTACATAAGCACCGCCTGAAAGGTAGAGGTCTTTCCATCTTGCCCCAGAAGTTCCTAAATCAAGTGTATTGTCACTTGAATCAAAAGGTTTAAATGTAGTTCCTGTGAAGTTTATAGACCTATCAGCACTATTGCCGTTTTGGTTGAAGTGCAGATTGGATGGACTTATAATTTTTGCAGCTGTTACATCGCCTGATAGGACTATGTTTCTAAAACGTTTTCCTGTGTACCCTATATCATGCGTTGCATCTGAGTTAGCACCTGCTGCTGTAACAGGAACTATTACAGCATTGGTAGAATTTAGGTGTGATATTTGGAAACCACCTGCTGTAGCACCTGTGAAATAAGGCTGTCCAGAAACAGTACCAATACTACCTACGTTTGTAACAGAGCCACTAGCTTCTTTATAAAAGTTTACGATTACTCCGTCATCAGTTCTTCTTCGTAAATTTAAAGGTTGAGCAGAGGCTCTTGAGATATCTGTTCTACCATCAGAATAGTGTGACACTCCATCATTTGTGCCACTAGCAGCATTAACAGTCGTTCCATTGAAGAAAGTAACTCGGTCATCTCCTCCATTAACAAAGATGGCGTTTGCGTTGCCGTTAGATTCAACTCTAAAGTCTACATCTGCACTATCTTCATTAAAGACTGTTGCTCCTTTTACGGTAAGCGTACTGTCCAACGTAGTAGCACCTGTCACATCAAACGTACCTGCTATGTCTATGTTCGTGTCTAGCTTGGCACTCGTAACAGC